CGTGTTTTTAGTGGGGTTCGCTTCCCCAGTGTTCTGGTTATCCATGCGCTTTAGACCCTGCAAGGCGGGTATGTTTCACCAGGGTTGAACGCCAACCCAGAAGCGTTGTGCAAGTGAGATCACAGGAGTGACAAATGTCAACCATTCTCACTCTTCAGCGTATTGATGTACGTTTGAAGGTCTTTCAATGAAGCAGCACGGCCGCAGTTGTATGCACGGCCGTTCTGATCTAAGTCAGGCAGCATGGCTGCAAGCAGTTCGCTGTCGAGTTGAGCGGAAATCACCTGCTCAATAGCCTTTAGAAGCGGATTTTCCTCTCCAGCAGAGCGGAAAATCTCGTTCAGTTTCTCGTCTGAATAGCTCATTGCTGCACTCCCAGGCGTCCGGTGACCGCATTTTGCTGCTGTTGAACGCTAAACTGCAGGTTTTCGATGTACTTCTGCAGGTTAGCTTGGAAAAGCGGGTCCTGCTGCAGTTGCGCCTGATATTTTGGGTTGCTTTGCAGCACTTGCTGGCTGAATTGCAGCCGCGTAGGCGCCGTAGGATCGTTCTCGCGCAGCGTAGGCGGATTTCCGAGACTCATCAGCGCAATCTCATCGTTCGTTTCCTTGAACATCTTCTGGGCAGCCGGTCCCTGAGCCATCACAAGCTCGGTAGCAAGCATCGGATCAATAGCCCGCAGAGCCACAGAGATCAATTTGGCGCGATCAATGACGCCAGCAGTGTCCAAAGGCAGCACCAACGTCGAGATAGCCTTCAGTTTCTCTGTAACCAAGTCGGTCGACAGCTCTCGCACGTCGAACTTCAGCGTGCAATCAAACTCCTGCACGTTCTCGGGAATCTGAGTGGTCGAAGCCGTGATCCGCATAATCTCCGCGGGTCCGACGTACTGCAGCACCAGCGACAGCGTCTGCCGGAAGGCCTCGGTCCAACCATGCAACCAGTTGTTGATGATGCGCTGCTGACGCATCTGGGTGACCGCCGGAGCCACTTTCTCGGTCGGTCGACCGAAGTACCTATCGGTTTGCGCCATCACCTCGTTGATGAGCGTGAAGGCCACTCCAGGCTCACGCGCAGGAGGCTGCATGAAACCAATTTCACCGCGGCGAAGCACCGGAATCTGGATCGCAGGCCCAATCTTCAGGTTTCCACCACGGGTCTTTGGAACTTCGATAGGAGGCAACGTAGCCAACGACGTGTAGTCGAAGATCGAGTCGCGCTGAGCCTTCACCTCATGCTGCCAAGTCGACGCAACCTCGGGCACGCCACGCGATTCCACTATCTTCCGGTGGATCAACTCTGAACGCCACACCACGAACGGGTACTGACCGTGGTTGTAGTCGAGCAGTTCGAAGTAGCCCCACTTGTCACCAACCTGCGGACAGAAGACCGTGTAGTACACGCCAGGAACACCATCTTCGTCGACCGACTTCTGATAGGCGTAGACAATCTCGATCAGGTTCGACCTATCCAGCAACGCATTGTTCGACAGGCCCAGCGTGTAGGTGTAGTCCGCATAGTTGCTGAAGCGTCCCATCGTGTTGATGGCTTCCTGCGCCCACTCGGCATCCCACTCGTCCGTTTCGACTTTCTGCAGCACCTGAGTCTCCGTCATGTAGAACCGGCGGAAGACAACACGCGCCGACTGAATATCAGTCGTCTCAGGAGGGAACGCCAGCTCGTCATAAGGCGCCAAGGCCGCAATCATCGGCTTGTTGGTGACCATAGTCGGCACCGGGAAGTCGCATTCGCCTTCGTCACGCAGCTCGCGGATAGCCTTCAGAGCCCGACGCTTTTTCAAGTTTGGGAATGCAGCCAACAACAGCTCCGCGGACTGATCATCGGCCTCTGGATTGGCAATGAGGTTGGGAAGATCGGCCAGAACCGATCCTTGAGGCGATTGGGCAGCCAAGGCCACAACCTGATCCATCGTCAGATACTGCTCCTTTTGACCAAGCTCCTGCTGCCAAGTGACGTGCACTCCGGTCCAGCCATACGTCCACAGGTACTGCGACAACAACTCAACCTCGCGGGTCAGGTCGTTGTACATCTTCGCATTGACCGCCCAGTCCATCAGGTTGTGCGCGGTGGCAGCCTGATCCAACTGCGATACATTCGTAGGCGATACCCTGAGCATCGAGCGCCAGAAGGCAGTCGAGCACAGGTCGACCAAGCCATTCACCACCTCGTCAGCAAGCGGAATCCGGGTGTCGCTGGCGCCATCCCAAGGGAACGCCGGATTCGTACGCGATCCATCGTTCCATTTCTTGCCGTCATCGGTCTGACCTGGCCACCGGCAGTAGCGCACATTCTCGACCTTCTGCACCCGGCTTCCGATGCCGTACTCCGTAGCCGATCTCCGCAGCTCATCGACCAACGCTCCGATGTCGGGTGAAGTCCCGACCTTAGCCATTAGATCGGTAGCCGTATTGTATGAATCGCCTTGCATATCGTTGAACTCTAGTATCCACCGCCGCCGCGACTATCAAAACCCCCACGGCCGACAAAGGCAAGGCCCGAGACCAACAACATACCCAGGCAGTCGATTGGGTCCTTAGTCGCACCCTTCTGCCCATCGCGTCCGGTATGCTCCGAGAGCGCATAGATCAGGTTGGTGCAATCGTTCACAACGTACAATTGTGGCTCGTTGATCGACGTCAGTTCCTGAGTGGCATCATATGAGAGCTGCGAGTTGATCGCAGACGTCCGCTGGTCCACAGGCACTCCAGGAGCCGGTATGAAAGCCATGCCATCATCAGTCGGATCTTCGGATTCAGCCAACAAGTCGATCAGTGTAGTGCCTCCAGCCTCCGATAATGCTGGTGATCCACCCGCTTTCGGGTCGATCAACCGCATCACCGGTTCGCCATAGCCCAAGTCGGCATCAATCTGCCTGAACAGCCTCCGGTACTCCGAGATCGACCGACCAGCCTCCAGCGTCTGCGCAGGCCCGGGCTTGCCGTCAGCCTTCTCACTAGGCAGCACCCACTCGCCATAGTTGGCGAAGTCAGGGAACTCCCGCACCACCACCCGCTTCCCATCCTCGTACACCAGCATCCACAAGGCGTACCAGTTACGCGCACCCGCTGGATCGCACACCATATACAACGTCCCTCCAGCAGGCACCGAGGAAGCCGGTATGCAATGAATCTCAGGCCTGAACCGCGCAAAGGCCTTGCCGATGTTGTCACTAGCCCACCCATAGGCCCGTGTCAGTATCTGCCCCATAGGCGAAGCCACTAGCTTCGACTTCATCTCATCGAACGGATTGTACGGGTTATCCTCCGAGAAGAAGAACACTGTCCTTCTGTTAGTCTGATTTTGCACCATAGTGCGAGCAGCCTTTCCTATGGGCCAAGTCGGCAATCCTTGTTTTCCTTTGAGCAACTCAGCGTCGTGGAACTTGGTGATAGCAGAGCCAGCAGTAAACTCCTTGTACACACTGGCCACACCCTCCAGCGGCGTCTGTGTGATCAATAGCTTGCCGCGCCTAGTAATCAACCGATACCGCAGCGTCTCAACCCAGCTTTGTGGCACCAACTCGTCGCACCAGATCAAGTCGGCCTCACGGCCCTCAATCGTGTTCTCCGATTGCGTGTAGTTCAGGAAATCACACCGTGAGCCATTAGGCAGAATGAATGAGCCATCGGTGAAACCGTTCTTACGGCTGTAGTTGAGATAGTGGATACGGCCTTTCTTGGTGGCCCGTAGTGCTACAGGCAGATAGTTGTAGATCGCAGGCTGCTGAACAGTGACACTAGTTGCATGGCTAGTGTGACAACACAGTACACTGGCGTTCTCCTTCTCCAGCAGCGTTTGCACAACACGTCTAGCTGCCCACAATGTCTTACCAGCACGGTTGCCACCGCTGATAAGCAGCTCCTGAGTGGCTGCATATTCGCCATTGGCCACCTCCCAGTGGTCCGGAATGTAGCCGTAGGTGTACGGATCGGCCTTCTCCAGTAGGACAAGCTGGGTGCGCTTCTGCTTCAGCTCTAGTGCACGAGGGTGCGATGCGTCGACCTTGGGTATGACAGGGTGCTGCGGCTGTTCGTTCCACCAGGCCGTGTTGCACGCCTCGGTGCAGAACCGCTTCTGCTTAGGTCCGCTGTGCTGCTTGATGATTACCAGCGGAGTGCTGCAGGTCATGCAGCGCGGTGCGGAGGCGACGGCGGAGTGCTGTGAGTTCACGGCGGAGGTGTGTGTTTTCGAGGGTGAGATCGAGGTTGTCCTGGGTGGCGATGGTGAGGGCTGTGAGGTAGAGGCTTTCCTGATATTTTTCGTTTGGAGGAACCCGTCGCCTTTTAGG